ACCAGACCGCAACCGTCGCCACCGCATGGAAAGCGATGACGATCGCCTTGAACGACGGCTTCAGCGCGTTGTTCCACAGCCACAGCGCCGCCAGTGCGAGGGCGTTGAAGGTGGGCTTCAGGACGCTGTTCCACATGAACAGGGCGGCGACCTGGATGGCCTGCCACACCGCTTTCACGCTGTCCCGGAACCAAGCGAAGTGGTTCCACGCGTAGAGGATCCCGACGACGAGCAGGGCGATCGCAGCGATGATCGCGATAATGACGATCACAGCCGGGTTGGCGTCCATCGCGCCGTTCGCCGCGACCTGCGCGGCCGTCCATCCCTCGGTAGCCAGCGTCACCAGCACCAAACCGAGCCGGTAGGCGAGCATCGCGCCGTTGTACGCGACCTGCGCGATCTTCGCGAGCTTCGTTGCGACGTAGATCCCGTAGATCAACTGGAGTGCGCCGGGGGCGTTCGTCGCCACTGCGGAAATCCCGGTCGCCAGCAGCGTGATGAACGCCAGCGCAGGGCCCGACAGCGGTGCGATGGCCTTAGACACGTTCAGGAACGCTGTTGCGATCTTCCCCAGCGCCTGCCCCAGCTTCGGGGCCTGCTCGTTCGCGTACTGCAGGAAGCTGGCGAACTTCGGGTTGGTCTTCAGGTTCTTCCCGAAGTTCGCGAAGCGCTTAGTGATGCCGTCGGACTGGTTCGAGATGCCCTTCAGGTGCGGCAGGAAGGCGTCGATGATGCCCGCCATGCCGACAAACAGGTTCCCGACGATCCTGCCCATGCGGAGGATCGCCGGCTCGACAGAGCCGGCGAAGTCCTTCTTCAGGGTCTGCCACCAAGGTGACTTGAAGCCCTTACTGATGCGGTCCTGCAAGGTCGAGATGCCGCGGGCGGCTGCCAGGACGATCGGTGTCAGTCCGGGCAGGCTGTTCTTCACGCCGTTGAGGGCCCGGGTGAAGATCGGCATGATTGCCGGCTGGAGCGACGTCGACCAGGCCTTGAACGCAGTCCGCAGCGCCAGGAACGCATTGAACGTGCCCCGAGCCGCAGGCGACAGCTTCGCCAACGCCTGCTGGTACTTGTCGGCGGCTGTCGCGGAGGCGTTCGATGCCGAAGCGGACGACAAGGACGCGGACGCGACCTGCCGCTGCGCCGACGCGATGGAGTCCGCCGCCGACGCCTCGGCCTCGCCAACCTTCGCCTGAGCATCCGCGATCGACCGCGCGTTCTGCTGCGCGGTGCGGGCCTGATCGGCCTGCGCGTCCTTGACTGCCTGCGTCTTGTCGGCAACGTTCTGCTGCGCCTGCGCCAGTGCGTCCTGCGCGGACTTCACTGTGCTGCTGCCCTTCACGCCGGCCTTGTTCGCCGCCGCCGTCTGGTCAGTGAGGCGCTTCGTGGCGATCTGCTGCTCCACGAGAGCCTGCGCCGCCTGATCGGCTGCCAACTGGTCAGCCGCCAACTGGTCAGCGGTGACCTTCGAACCGGCCGCCTTGTCTGCGGCCAGCTGCTTCTGCGCCGCGGAGTTCTGTAGCTGGGCCTGGCGCAGCGCCAGCACGCCGTCCTTTTGCTGGTTGTTCAGGTCGACAAGCTGATCGGCCGCGGTCTTCCGCGCGGCGACCAGGTCGAGCTGGGCCTGACGCTGATCCTTCTGGGCTTGGGTGAGGTTCTTCTCCGCCGATTCGACGGCCTTGTCAGCCTGCTGCTGCCGCTGAGCGGCCTGCGCAATGGCGTCCGCGACGCCCTGCCGGGCCTGGGCGATCTGCCGGGCGCCGTTGCGCTCCGCCGCCGCCAACGACGCCTGAGCCCCGGCCAGCTGCAACGCACGGCTGGCGGCCTGCGCGGCCGTCTGCCCGCCCTTCGCCGTGGCCGTCGAGGCGGCCTCCTGGGCCTGCTTCTGCGCGTCCAGGGCGCCCTTGATCTGCGTGACCGCAGGAACAGCCGCCGCAGCAAACGCACCAACCCCGACGCCTGCGGCAGTGAACGCAGCCACCAGCGAGCCGGCGCCAGCCGCCAGCACAGGGATCGCCGGAATCGCAGCCAGCGCGCCGATCGCCACCGACAGCTGGAAGACGGCGCTCAGGGCGCCCGAGGTGTCGACGTTGATCCGGGCGTGAGCTTCGTCGCCGTCCAGCGAATTGACCTGCGTCTGGATCGCTGCCAACTGCGCTGCCGCTGCCGCTGCATCGACGCGGATAGCGATGTCAGCATCGGACGCCGCCAACTCGCGCAGACGGACACTGATCCGGTCGATGATCGCGACCGCTTCGGCGTCGCTGATGTCGATGCCGATCCGTACATTCTGCAGCGCCTCCAACTGGCCCCGTAGGTTGTACAGGTCGCGCTCCGCAGCAGATGAGTCCGAGCGCAGCCGGATCTCCGGCAGATCCTGCATCGCAGCCCGCAGACGGTCCCGGAGCGTCCTCGCGAACGCCGACCCCGTCTGGTCGCCCTGCCGCGCCGCCGCCGGCCTCGCGCCCGCGCCACCCTGGGTGATGCCGTCAGCCAGAGACGTGCGGATCTGCGCGACGATCCGGTCAGCGATCTGCTCGCCGATCCGCTCCCCGATCGCCGTCGCGGCGGTGTTGTTGACGTTCGCCGCCATCGCCGGGGCGAAAGCCCGGCCAGCAGCCGCGCCCGCATCCTCACCAGCGCGAGTTGCCGGGGGGACCAGGCCGTCACGCAGCCGCGTATAAATCCCGCTGGTGTTGGGGATGATGTCGACTTCGACGGACCCGACACTGATCGGCATCGAGAGGCCCCCTCTCGCAGCGCTACGCGGCGCCGCTGTTGATCAGGCTGAAGAGTCGTTCCGCGTTCGCCTCAGAGAGGGCCCGCTTAGCCCGCAGGGGCTTTGCGCCGGGCCGCCGTACCGGCTCCGGAGGATCCGGTTTCCGCGCCTTGCTGTCAGAGTTCGCCAGGATCAGCACGTACTCAACCCGGCGCAGCCCATCGACCACAGCCGCCAGCAACTGCTCCATCTGGGACCAGCGCGCCTTCTCCGGCTCGCCCTTCTCCGCCTGCTCCGCCAACTCTTCATCCGACATGGAGTTCCGCAAGGCAGTCCACGTCGCCGACTCCGGCGGCAGGTTCTCCAGCAGTACCCGCAGGCGCCGCGACGTCATCTCGTCCCGCCACCACGCCGCGATCTGGTCCTCGGACCGCGGGTAGTAGCGGGCGAGATCCGCCTCTACCGCCTCCGCGTGCTGCGAGACGACCGACTCGGCCCACTGGACTTTCCCGGGGCCTGCCCGGTGCGGTCGTAGGCGTCCTCCACGAACTGGTTGAACTCGTCGATCGTCGGGTCGAGCTCCTCGTACAGCTCGTAGTCGTCCTCGTGGAGGATCGCCTTCATGAACGTGTCGAAGTCCCCCTGACGGACGGCGCGCTGGGCCGACATCGGCCATGCGCCCGTCGGCAGCGCCCGCACCTCCTCGCCGCACAGCGGCATGGCGATGTGCCGGTTCGTGGCCTCCAGGCGCTGCTCGCGGGACTCCGGCTTCTCCTCGTCGTACCCGTCGCCCGTGTCGGGTTCGGCGTCGCGGGCCCGGGGGGCTGCGGTGCGGGTCGTGGTGCGCGGGCTGCGGGCTGTGGTCATGGGCGCGGGCCTCTCTCAATCGTGGCGCGGGCAGAACGAAATTGGGTGGTGGGTGGGCCGGGCCCGCGCCAGAGCTAGCCCACCCACCAGTCAAAGGGGCGTCGGCTCAGGAGCCGGTGTACACCGGCGTCGCTGCGACACGGTCCGCGTGATACACGGTGTTCCCGGCCTCGTCCGGGTAGGCGGTGATCGTCCACTCGAAGCCGGCCATCGTGTCCTGCTTGTGGGTGACGTCGGAGCGGTCGCTGATCTCGGCCTGGGGGCAGTAGAAGCCGCGCTGCGTGTCCCCGTCGAGGACGACGAACCACCAGGCGCGGCGGTCGGGCTGCGGCGACGCGGTCTCCGAGAACGTCGTCAGTCCGGAGGCTGGCGTCAGGTCGTCGACAGGGATCCGGTACTGGAGGGACTGCACGGTCGTGCGGGCGGTCTCCCACGCCACGATCTTGAACGTCCGCAGCGACTTGGTGATCGTGGTGCGAATCGGAGACGTGAAGCCCCACGGGGTGTAGGTCTGACTGTCCTCGTCGAAGCCCTGCACCAGGCCGTCGTCGGAGATGGCGCCGATCGGCGCCCAGTCTGTCGACGGCTGGATCGCCGGGTCGCCGGGCGATGCCGTTCCGAGATCGGCGACGAAAGCGCCGCCGTTCGCGCCGACCTCCATGAGGTCCGCGACGCGAGTGATGTTGACCATGAAGGGTCTCCCAACATGCGAAAACCCCGCCAGCGGCGAGGTCAAGGGGGGTGAACAGGTCTGGCGCGGGCCCCGTATCGACGGTCAGGAGACCGAGTGGAAGAAGATCTCGTAGGTGGCGCCGTAGCGGCGCAAACCCGTGTTCTCGTAGGGACGCCAGGCTGGCGCTGACACTGTCGACACCCGGCCGAACACGGCGTTCTCTGTCGTGGAGCCGCGAAGCCGGATCAGCAGCCAGCCACGGATCTGCGCCGACAGAGCGGCCGCAACAGCCCGCGACACCGCATACACATCGATGTCGACCAGAGCCCGATCCAGGCGGATTCCGTCGTCGTCGCCGGCCGACCGCTGCACCTGAACCGTCGGCAACTCGTCGAGGAGGCTGTTGTCCAGCTCGTCGCGCACGACGGTGCCGTCAGGGACGAGCGTGTTGAGCCACGCGATCAGCTCGACCTCGATATCGACCGACCCGACATCGCCCATCAGCTCCGGCCTCCAGCCTGGGCGGCACGCAGCAGCACGTGGTGGGCGTGCACCCGCTCGGTGCCGTACTCCACCCAGCGGGCGTAGTAGGCGCCGTTCCCGACCACACCGACCGGCCGTTTCTTACCGGACCGGCCGACGGCCTTGCGCTGCACCCGGGCATACCAGGCGGCCTTGTAGTCCCCCGGATGCGGGTCGCCCGGGCCCCCTACGGGCGACAGGCTCTCCGCCACTGACTTGATCACCTCGGCACGACGCAGCATCTCCGCCTGTACGCCAGGAGAGTTCAGCAACTGGCCGACGCCCCGACTGCGCATCTTGTACTTCGCCTGCCTGGCTGCCACGGTGACACCTCCAAGCACAAGGGGGAACGATGATCGAAGTAGGGGCGCACACCACGAGCGTCCGATTCGACGGACAGACGATCACCATCAGCAGACGGCCCAAGCCCGGCATGTCCCTCATCGGCGCCGGTGACACCGTGATCCCGCTGGCGTCCGTGCAGTCCATCGAATGGAAACCCGCCGGCCGCCTGTCGCTGGGGCACATCCGATTCGCTGTGCCCGGCAGCCAGGGCGCTGCCGCGAGCACGCCGGTCAACCGGGACGCCCACGCGGTCGTGTTCGGCCGCAAGCACATGCCGCTGTTCGAGAAGCTCCGTGACACCGTGCAGGAAGCCCTCGTCAGCCGGTGATCCGGTCCGCGGCGAACTGCACCGGGCCCTTGGTGCCTGTGAACGGCGACCGGAGCCAATCGCCGGGCTCGCCGGTGATCTCACAGATGACACCCCGGATCCGCACCCTGTCCGTCGTCAGGACGTCCGTTCCCGAGGGGGCGTAGACGGTGTATCCGGTGATGACGGTGTCCCGGGACTGCTGCTCGGCGCCACCCACCTGGGGCGCGGCCTCGCGGGGAGCCACAACGCAACCCTTGACCGCGGTCTCTGTGACCTGCCCTGGGATGGGGTTACCCCGCTCGTCCCGGCCCGGCGAAGGGCCGGTCCGCAGCAGCGTCACTGTCTCGCCGAA